AATTGATTTGATGTCTTGCAGTTTGATGTTCTGCATTCCCAATGCGCCAAGAACCTTTAGATCAGCATTGAGTTTGTTAGTTGCAGCAATAATGGCTGCTTCATCCTTAGCTGCAATAGCATCCTCTAAGGCAAGGATTGAACGCTTGACATTTAGGCGAGCAGTATCGTTGGCAATCTGCAAGATTTGTGCTGCGTTTGTGGTCTTACCCAATAGTTCTGCTTGGTTAATAAGAGCAGCGTTAAATTGAATCTTGTCCAAATCAAAGACATCTGTGCCTTTAGCAAGGGCTAGGTTGGCTTTGTCAATAGCAGCAGATAGTTTCTTATCTGCAAGAATCTTGGCTTGAGCCTTAGACTGTTCTTGGGTTAGTTTAGTTACTGCTTTTTGATTCTTAAGATAACTGCCAGATTGAATAGGATTTTTACCCATAGCAGCGGCATTGTCTTTGGCTCTAAGTCGATCTATTTCATCTGCAACTTTATTAAAGTTTTTTATGGCAGTTACAGGGTCAGTGAGTAATTCAAAGATTGAAGGCACTGCGTTAGATAGTCTAAAGAATCTGCCGAACTCTACAATTAAATCACTTATTGCTTCTGAGTATTTTTCAATGTCAGATTGAGCAGCATTGAAACTACCGCTAGATTCTGTAAGGGCTTGGATTATGCCCTTACCAATAACCTCTTTAGCGTTATTGCCTGCAATGGTCAGCTTGTTAAGTTGGCCTGCGTAACTTTCAGCAGCAGATGATGCTTGCCCTGCAAAGAGTTCAGAGAGTCTTATCTGGATTTCCTCAAAAGATGAGGATGTTAATTCAGCCTTAGATAGTCCTACGCCTAATCGACCTAGTGAAGCATTATTGCCCAAGAAGGCCTTTTGTAATCCTTGGCTGACTGCCGTTAAATCTTTACCAGTACCAGCAGATATATCTAAAGCAAGGTTAAGTAATGAAGTTGCTTTACTAACTGAATTAGTTGCTCGAAGTAACCTATCCATAGCAGGACGAAGTTGATCATCAAGAACGCCCGTCTGCTTCTCAAGATTGCTAATCATCTCATTGACATAGGCTGAAGTGTTGCCAGTCTCAAGACCAAGATTCTTTAATGTAATGCCAAGGGAGCGAGCAGCGTTGTCATCTTCTACAAATGCTTTGACAGAAGCCTTGCCATAAGCAATTACAGCAGCAGTACCGAAAGTAAGTCCAAATGTTCGAGCAAGACCCTTTACGCTTTTGTTTAGTTTTGTTACAGCAGTATCGGCTTGCTTAAAGGCTTTATTGCCAGTGTATTCTGCTGCTAAGTTAATAACTACTGATGGATCAACGGCCATTATTTAGCTCTCATTTCTGCGTAGAACTTTACTTTAGAGTTCTCAATAGCCTTAATAATTGCTGCGTTTGTTTTACCGCCATCTTCTTTCCATGCTCTAAAGATTGCGCGACCTTTCATCTTGCGTGATCTACGCCCTGCACCTGTCTGATTGTTAGCATCGACTATGCCACCATACTGATCCATAGCCTCAATAAACATATTGCCTGCGCTCGGGTTATTGCTCTTAGATTGATTTTTATTGCCAGAGCGAATCATCTTGCCGTAGTTAGATTGGCTTTCTCGCACAACTCTAGCCATAGGAGCTTGCTCGCGACCATTGGGATTCTTGCGACCAGCAGTCTCATAAATTGCACCAGCAACAGACATATTGGCTATACGGGCTAATGCTCTAAAGCCTTGCTTGTTAGGCTTAGATGGAGTGGTCTTATATCCAATACCGCGCTTGGCTTTACCTGTGCTCCAAATACGAGCAGTACCCCAAGCAGTTTCACTTGTTCTATTCCATCCACTGAGAGGTGCGCGTGATGGGATAAATCCTCTAGCCTTGTTAGTAATTGGCTTGAGAAGATTACCTAACTCTTTCTGAGTTTCTTTAGCTAGGTCTGGAGCAAAATCTTTAAGAGCCTTACGGAGTGCGAGTGCGCCCTTTACTTCTGTTGGCATCGCTTATCTCCTTTTGCTCATCTTTAAGACCCTTCAACAAGGCTTGAAGCATTATTGGGTCTAACTCTAATAACTGCTGTGGCGCGATTCCCAACCTAATACTCAAGCGAGCTATTAAGTAGGTGAATGGTAAATCGCGCTTTAAGCTAAAGGGTCTGAGTCTAATACCTCAACACTCTTAAGTGTTTCGATAAACTCAACCCCGAAAGGCTTAACAGTTTCACCTGATCTGCGTGTGACTTCCCATGCCAACCAATAAACATCGGTCTGCTTTTCTTCTTCTCGAAAAGCGCGGTGGAAACCCTTTTTAGCATATAACTCAAATGAATACTCCACTGCTGGAGTAATCTCACCCTCGATAACGCTTCCATTTGTTCGAACGATTTTTAACTTTGCCATGATTAGCCCCTTTGTTTAGTTGATTATGACCAAGTACCAGTAGATGCGTAAGAAGTCTTGCTGTTACATGTAAATGTAATATCAATCATTCCTTCATCGCCAACTGCACCATTGATGTCAGTTAGGTTATCTACGAAAATTGTACCTGAGTATAGAAGGTTAGTAGCTGATACAGCAGCAGATGAATCTTGGATTGCTTGGAAAGCAACTGTTGATCCGAAGGCTGCCTGAAGTGTTGCTAGAACATTTCCTGCTGCTGTGTCGTTTAGGAATGAAACTGTGATTGTGTCTGCTGCTAGGCCTGCAACGAACTTATGAGCTGTATCGCCCATTGCTGTTACTTCTAGAGCATCTACTTGACGATTAAGAGTGAATGCAGTTACATGGTCTGAAAGATTGATTGTGGCAACCTTAAAGCCTACTTTATTGTTTAAGAAAATTGCCATTGATTATTCCTCATCTTTCTTGGTTGATACTGGCTTTGGTGCTGGTTCGCTGACTTGACCAATCTT